TTTCACTTTTAAATAATTAAATATCATTTTTATTCTTGCTTTATCACTAACACTCATATATCATCTTTTTATTAACTTAAATAAGAGGAAATATTATGAATGAAATTAAAACAAAATGGCTTGGCGGTACTACTGCCAAAGACTATATAGCAGGAAGTGTTGAGTTAATTACTGGCACTAAAGATAAACCAAAATATAAAAAGTTACATTATTGGAAATATTTTTTAACCGATAATTTTATTGTTTATGAAATTCCAAATCCTTCTGCACCTATTAAAAATCAAATTCATAAAGGGGTAACAGAAAATATAACGCTTTTGGTAAAGTCAATTCCAGAAGTTATTGAACATATAAAATAATAAAGCGTGTGAGGGAGTTTTGACACCTGTACTTCCTCACACCACATAGGAGAAAAAATATGATTTTGAAAAATGAAAATGGACAGTACATTTATTATGGTACTAGCTATCATTTTAAATTTACTGACGAGAAGTATCATAGGTACGCAACTTTAATTGTTAAGCCACAACACATTGAACTATTATCCAACGATACAGATTTGCTTGATGCAGAACTTAAAAAAGTTATCGTTGAAGAATGGTTTGGTTTAGAAAACGAAATAACTAGAGAAAGAAACAATATGAAAAGGAGAAAAAATGGACATCAATAGAATAGAAAATTTAAAAAGCGTATGGGCGTTAAAAAAACATCTTCTTAAAGCAGAATATAATTTAAGTCGAGCAAAGAAAAAATTAAGATGGGTTTCTAACCAAAGAAATTTGGAAGTGCTAACACTTTGGAATTTAGATCATTCAAATACATATCAGTCGTTAGGCGATAGATATGGAATTACAAGAGAGAGAATTAGACAATTACTTAATAGGGCAGAAGCAGAAGGTTATTATGTTAGATCAACAAAAGAAAGAACTGTTCATAATACAAAGGAAAAAATAAATGCTGTCTTTTCAGAAGTTGTCAATGCCATAACAAATTTATATGGAACTCCTGAATGGATAGAATGGAAAGATAATTTTTTTGAAAAAAATCCAGGAGTTATTTACAGAAAGTTTGTTAGATTTACTTTGCTAAATTGTTGGAAAAAAAAGTTAATTGATCCATTAGATAATTTCAGATTTGATTTTCAAATTACAGAGCGACACATGAGAGTTCTTAATTTAAGAATGAACAATCTTACTATTGAGGAATGTGCAAATATTCTTTCTTGTTCAGTTGCTCAGATTACAAAATTACTAAGAGATTTAAAACAAATTGGTTTGTATCGTAATCCCAAGTTAAATCAAAACCAAGTAGCATCTGTATCGCTTGATAAAGAACAAATAAACAAAAAACTAGATTGGATTAGAGAAGGATTGACAAATGGTAAAACTTTAAGAGATTTAGAAAAGGAGATAGGAACAACTAAATCATCATCACAAGTTTTATTTCATTTTATTACAAGACATTACTATATGCCTAAGATTGCTATAGAGAGATATAAAAATGCGAGAGCCTAAAGACTTAATAATTTTATTGCTGCTTGCAATTATATTTATTTTTATTTGGAATTTAGAAATTTATTTAAACTAGGAGAAAAAGATGAACACTTTAGAATTATTTGCAGGTTCAAGAAGTTTTAGCAAAGTAGCTGAAAAATTTGGACATGAAACCTTTACTACTGATATAGAGCCATTTGAAAAAATAGATGTGGTTTGTGATATTTTTGATTTTGATGTCGATAAAATGCTTTTTGAAGAATATGGCATACCTGACATGATTTGGGCGAGTCCGCCTTGCACATATTTTTCTGTTGCTTCTATTGGCAAACATTGGAATAAAGACCACACGCCTAAAACCGGACAAGCGCTTTTTGGGATGGAAATAGTAGAAAAGGTCAATGAAATTATAGATGTTTTAAAACCAAAATATTATTTTATTGAAAATCCAAGAGGAAAGTTGAGGAAGCTGCCAATCATAAAAAACCATCCATATCAAAAAACTATTACTTACTGTTCTTATGGAGATAATAGAATGAAGCCTACTGACATTTGGACTAACTTTGATTTTAAAACTAGGCCTATGTGTTGGAATGGAAATAAAGACTGCCACCATCAACCTGCACCAAGAGGATCAAAAACAGGCACACAAGGATTAAAAGGATCTTATTTGCGCAGCCAAATTCCTTCAGCTCTGTTTGAAGATATTTTTATGGAGATAGAAAAAAATGAAAAAGATAACCTCAGATAAACTAAACCAAAGTATTAAACAAGTAGCCTGGACTAACAGCAAAGGTCAAAAGCAAATTAGTTATTATCTTAAATATACTGTCAATGGCAAACGCAGAAATATGAAGATAGCCAATGGTGGCACTTCAATACAATTAGTTCGTAAGATTGCAAGTGAACTACAAGCTAGGATGTTGTTAGAAACAAACTACGATCCTTTAAATAAAAAAATAAATAATTTACCTACGTTAAATAATCTCTTTGACAAATACATACAGCAATTAACACTAAATAAAAGAAAGACTATTTCGGAGTATGTTCGTTTGTATGAGAAAGATATAAAACCTAATTTTGGAAATCTTTTAATTAATTCTATAACAAGAGCAGATGTCAAAGATTGGTTTGATAATTTAAGTGTTAGGTCAAAATATACTGCAAATCGTTGTTTGACTATTTTAAGAACAGTTTTTGAATTAGCTATTGATTATGAATATGTAAATCAAAATCCAACGATTAGAATTAAAAAACACGCAGAAACAAAAAGAGAAAGGTTTTATACACATCATGAAAAAATAATTCTTTTTGAAGAACTGTTTAGAAGATTAGAAAACGATAAATCTCTGCTGCACTCAGTAAGTTTTTTACTTTTATTGATAATGACAGGCGCTCGAAAATCAGAATTGGCTAAAGCTACATGGGAAGATTGGAAAGGCGATTACATTGAAATTAAAGATCATAAAACTGATAAATACCTAAAAACTAGAAAAATTTGGCTCAATTCGCAAAGTCGCTCTTTAATAGAAGCTCTTGCAAGGCAAAAAAAGTATAAAACGATATTAGGTATCAAAAATCCAAAAAAGCTGTGGAACAGCGTTAAATTAGCTTGTATGAGATTTTGCCCTAATATAGCTGATATTAGACTCCATGATTTGCGACATTCTTTTGCAACTACAGCTAATAGTGCAGACATTGATTATTTGCAGACTGGAGAACTAATGGGCCATAAATCTTTAAATATGATGAAACGCTATCAGCATATTGAAGATAAAACGAGCAAAAGAAATATAGAGAAAATCGGTAAGGAAATTCTATGTGGTGTAAATTTACCAACTACAATTTATCAATAACAAAGATCTGCTTTGCTTTTTCAAAGGAAATATTATGATCGTTAGCCAAAAAAGTAAGTTTCTGTCTAGGAAAACTTTTTTTATCAGCAATAGCTTTCATAACAATTTTCTTTTTTGTAACTGTGTCATAAGAGTTCCAGGAACTAATCTGTTTAAGATTACGACCACATATACAAGAGTCCTTCAATCCATAAGTTGTAGAGCAAACGCTTATACATGGAGAGTCCTCTAATGAACTTGAGAAACCATCCATTTTTAATTGATCTCGAAAACACATTGTCTTTTTCATATCTTTTATGTTTTAATTATATCTCATTGGTAGGAACATTAACAAACAAGAAAAACTATGAACGATAAGGACTATATTACACCTAAAGAGTTGGCTGTAAGGTGGCACAAAAGCGTACGCACTTTGGCAAATCAAAGAATAAAAGGCGAAGGGCCGCCATATTACAAAATTGCTGGCAAAATTTTGTACGATATGCAAGACATAAAAGAGATAGAGGAGAAATCATTTGTTGGTAGAACAGACTAGAGAAGTTAGCAAAAGAGTATTTATGCCATCTAAGCATAGTAAATATTCCCCCTCAAGTGCAGAGCGTTGGTTTGCTTGTCCAGGCTCTATAAAACTTTCAGAAGGTATTGAAAGAGAACCTGTAGGCAGACCAGCGCTCGTTGGTACTTTTATTCACAATATGGCAGAAATGCTTATGAAAGGTCATTTAGAAGGGGTAACTCTTGAAGATTATTGGCTTGGTAAGAGTGAAACTGTAGAAGATGTAGAAATTTATGCAGACCAAGATATGATTGATTGTGCAAAGTTTTACGTTGATTACATAGAGAGCAGAGCTAAAGAACTTAACACCAAACCTTTAATTGAAGAACAAGTCAGTATTGAAGAAATAAATCCTGAGTGTTGGGGTACAAGTGATGCAATTCTATTTAATAAAGAAATAATAGAAGTAGTCGATCTTAAAACAGGCAAATGGCCTGTAAGCCCTGAGAATAATTTGCAAATGTCTATTTATGCACTTGGTGCATTAGCTCGTTATGGACATGAAGACATGAAAGTAATTATGACAATAGTTCAACCGAGATCTAAACAAAGCGTTCGTTCGTGGGAAACTACAGCAGAATACTTGGTAGATTGGGGATTTTCAGATTTAAAAAATGCTTTAGATGCTTGTGAAGCAGAAAAACCGAATTACGCTTTTGGAGAACAATGTAGATTTTGTCCAGCTAAAAGAGTATGTGAAACCTATAAATTAAATGGAGATAGTAAATATGACTGAAGAAGTTAAAAGTCCAACTGTGAAAATTGACGATAAAGAATATTTAGAAGCTGATTTGTCAAAAGAGCAGATGGAATTATTAAACATGGCTAAGTATTTAGCGCCAAAAGAACAAGAAGCGCAAAACCAACTTACCTTGATACAAGACCACAAACGAAGATTAATTCAAGAGTTGAAAAGTTCTTTGGAAAGTACCGATAACATTATAGATATAAAGGAGAGTAAAAATGAGTCTAAGTAACATAAGAAAGAAAGCTAAACAGAAACCGCCTAGAATAGTTCTTTATGGTGGCGCAGGAGTAGGTAAAACTTTTTTTGCAGCAAGTACAAACAAGCCAATCTTTATTCTTACAGAAGATGGGATGGGAAAAATCGAAGCAGATCATTTTCCATTAGCGCAAAGTTTTGAAGATGTTCTTAAAAACTTACAGTCGTTGCTTGATAATGATAATGATTATAAAACTCTTGTTGTTGATAGTTTGGATTGGTTAGAACCTCTGATTTGGGATAAAGCCTGTCAAGATAATAATTGGAAAAGCATCGAGCAACCTGGTTATGGAAAAGGCTATGTAGAAGTATTGAAGTATTGGCGTGAGTACATAAGGCTTTTAAATGAATTAAGAGAAAAAGGATTTATGATAATGCAAATAGCACATAATCAAATCAAGCGTTTTGAGTCGCCAGAAATCGAAGCCTATGATCGCCATGAATTAAAGCTACATAGAAAAGCAGCAGATTTAATTCTTGAACATAGCGATTGCTGTTTCTTTGCAAACTACAAACTTGGAACAGTACAAGTCAAAGGTAAGGGTGGCAACATGACGACTAAAGCAGTTAGTGGCGAGAGAATTATTTACTGTCAAGAAAAACCAGCTTATCTAGCTAAGAACAGATATGCTCTCCCAGAAACACTACCTTTTGAATGGGAAACTGTTCGTGCGGAGATGTTGAAATGATGGATGATGTAGATATTATTTTTTGCGATGAATGTGAACTAGAAGCTATTTACAAAAGCGGTGGTTTATTTTTGTGTGCAAATTGTTTAAGTAAATACAATAAAAGTGAGGTAAAAAATGGAACTTGAGCAGTATGGTGGCTTAGAAATAAGCGAAGTAGAAGAAAACATAGAGCCTGGCAAATATGTTATGCAATATGTTGATGAACAAGAAATAAGAAATGATAGTGGTTGGGTAGGATGTCGAATGTCTTTTCAGATACAAGGCCCTAAACATGAAGGTCGTTTGGTTTCAGGTTTATTTACAGTAGCAAATCCTAATTCAGCAAAATCTGTTGAAATAGGTAAAACAGAGTTGTCTGCTTTAGCAGCAGCTTGTGATTTAACTACTCTTAAAAATACAGAAGAATTAAGAGGAATTAGATTTACTGGGATGGTCAAAATTAATGATAATGGCTATCCTGAGTTAGATGCACAGTTTGGTAAAGGCTTTTCAAAAGCTACTCAAGCTGGCCCTACAATCGCTGAAAAAGAAGAAGCGGAAGCAAAACCGCTTGATGCTTTTGGCGATGATGATATTCCATTTTGAATAAAAAGAGCTTGTGTGGGATTTGTGGAAATCCTGCACAAGGTTTCTTTTTTAAACACAAAGGAATATATTATGCTTCTTGTAGTATGAAGCACTTAGACAAACTAAAAGAGAGAATAGAAAAAGGAGAGAAATTAGCTAGAAGATCTTACACAAATGCACTTGGAGTAAAGTACGCAAGAAAGCAATCAAAAGAAAAGTATTTACAGATTGCAAAACAAACAGGTAGTTTTGAGCTGCATAAGTGGACAAACGAGCAACGAGATAGTTTTTTTAATACAATTATTTTAAATTATTTTGATTTTGAAACTGAGCTAAACAACGACAATGGATCTGACTAAATTTTATGAGAATGGTTTAGTTTTAGATAAAGAACTACATTTTGGAAGTGGCAAAGACATTTCAGATGCAATCAATCAAATGAATAGTGATGGCTTAGCAGTAAGCTATTTAGATACATCAGGAGAAGTCATAAGATGTATGGTCAAGGCAAGTACAAACCATAGACCTGACAAAAACAATGAGAAATCCGGTTGGTATGTTTATAACGAAAACGCTAACTTTATAAATATAGTTTATGGTAATTGGAGAGATGGGAATACTTATAAATGGTCTAATACCGATATAAATAAACTCTCTTTTCAAGATCGTGAAAAACTAAAATCCGATATTGCTCACGACATAGAGAGGAGTAAAAAAGAAAGAAAAAAAAGGTACAATCAAGTAGCCAAAGATTGCCAAGAGCGTTTTAGAAAAAGTATAGATTGCGTTAATCACGATTACCTCACAAAGAAACAAATTAAAAATTATGGATTGAAAACAATAGGAAATTCTCTTGTTGTTCCTTTATATTCTACTACCAATGTCAAGCCTGAAATAAGGTCGCTGCAATACATTAGTCCTTTAGGAGAAAAACGATTTGTAAGTGCTAGTGAAGTAAAAGGAAGTGTTTTTATAGTTGGGTTTAGTTGGTCTGAATGGTCTGATTTAGAACAAGTTTTAGTTGTTGAAGGAGTTGCTACCGCTATGAGTGTATTTATGGCCACAAACCTTCCTGTGGTTTGTGTATTTTCAGCAAACTTTGGATTAACTGCTCTAACAAATTTAAGAAAAATGACAAAAGCTAGGTTTTATATTTTATTTGATAATGATAAAAACCAGGTGGGGCAAAGGAAGGCAGAAGAATTATCATCAGCACTTAATAATACAGTAGTTAGATTGCCTTCTGTCTTAGGCGATTATAACGACTTACACCAAAAGGAAGGTTTAAATGTTGTAAGAAATGAAATATTAGATAATGGTTTGCCACTAAAACAATTCAATGTGAAATTCTTGAAAGGAGAAATTCCTAAAAGAGAATGGTTGGTTGAAAATTTTATAGAGCTTGGCAAGCCTGGAATTATGGCATCAATAGGTGGTATAGGTAAATCTATGTTGGCATTAGACTTATGCTTGAAAGTGGCTCATGGTTCAGGCTCTTGGTTAGGAAATGAAATAGTCAATTCTGGATCTGCTGTTTATCTATCTGCTGAAGATGATGCACAAGAATTACATCGTAGAGTTGATGCTTTGGACAAACAAGGAAAAAGGTTTGAAGGCTTGAATGAAGTCTATGCTTTACCAATACCTAGTTTAAAAGAAAGGTTGATAGTGCTTGGGGATAACAGTTCGCAAGGTTTGCACACAACCACTCAAGCAGATGAATTAATTACCGCTCTTGAAAGTATTAACAATTTGAAATTGGTTGTCATTGATCCTGTGCAAAGTTTTGTGAGTGCATCAATCAGTAGTTCAAATGAAGCTGGACAAATGTATGCTAGTTTTTGTGCCAACATATCTGCAAGATTAGGAGTAACCACACTCTCAATTCATCACATGAATAAAGCTGGACTTGTTGGTACTGAAAGTAATCTTGATGCCAGGATGTCAATAAGGGGGGCCAGCAGTCTTGTTGATGGACATAGATTTGCCCTCGCACTTTATCTTGGCTCTCAAGAAGAAGCAGAAAGGCTTTGTTTAGAAAATGGCGTAGAATTTGACAGAACTAGGGTAGTAAGAGCAAGTATGGTCAAGTCTAATAGTGAGATTGATTATTCAGTTAAAACTCTATTCAGAAAAGATGTCGTCTTAGAACCTATTGAAAATACAAAAGGGGGAATAAATTGGGATTAAAAGTTTTAAGTTTATTTGATGGAATGAGTTGTGGTCAGCTAGCCTTGCAAAGACTTGGTATTGAAGTTGATACTTACTATGCAAGCGAAATAGATAAATATGCAATTCAAGTTACACAAGCAAACTTTCCAGAAACAATTCAAGTTGGCGATGTCTGTAATTTAAAAGCAGAAGATTACCAAGACGTAGATTTGATTTTGGCAGGCAGTCCATGTCAAGGATTTAGTTTTTCAGGCAAACAATTAGCTTTTGACGATCCACGCTCAGCTTTGTTTTTTGAATTCATTAGATTGTTAGAAGAAATCAAGCCAAAGTATTTTCTTTTAGAAAATGTAAAAATGAAACAACAATTCCAAAATGTAATTACTGAGCAAGTATCAGCTTGTTATCCGGATTATAAAGATGGCGATTTATTTGGCAGTCAAATAAAACCTATTTTAATAAACTCAGCTTTAGTAAGCGCACAAAATAGACAAAGGTTATATTGGACTAACATACCGAATGTTGAACAACCTGTGGATAAAAACATAGTTTTAAAAGATATTTTAGAAGATTTGCCTATAGAAAATTCTCTATCTCCTTACATGACAAAAGATTTTGATGGGGTTAATAGATTAGAAAAAGGTATTTTTAGTTTTACAGAGAAAGATAAAAGCGCAGCGCTTACAAGTGGTGGTGGACATCCCAACAAATATTTAATACATAAAGAGCCAACTGATGCGAGTTTTATTGAAACTAAAACAAGTAAAAAAGAATATATATCAAAAAAATCAATAGAAAAATATGTTGAAAATAAAAACGCAGAATTTAATGATCCTTATAATAAAAAAACAATCAAAGGTAATAAATCAACAGCATTGAGAACAAATAGCAGTAATGGGAATATGTGGGTAAATGAAAAAGCAATAAAAGAAACCAAACCTAAAGTTGTAGTGCAATCATATAAAGAAGTAAGAACAGATGAAGCTAAAGCAATTCGTAGGCTAGTAAAACAACAAACAGGTAAAGACCACACACCTTTTAGAGCAAAAAAATTACAACCTAGAGAAGATGGTAAAGTTGGAACTGTTACACCAAGTCTTAACAAAGACCATGTGATAAGTATTGAAAATGAAAAACTTACATGGCGTAAGCTAACGCCTTTAGAGTGTGAAAGATTGCAAACAGTTCCAGATAATTACACAAACTATGTGTCGAATACGCAAAGATTTAAGATGCTTGGAAATGGATGGACTATTGATGTTATCGCTCACATTTTGAAAAACATGGAATTATGAAAAAAGAAGAATATGATCCTAGCGATTTATCTATAAAAAACGCTTATGCTACTCGTTGGATTTGGTATCACACATTGTTAGGTTTATTACTACTAATGAGCAACATACTTTTAATTTCTATTCTGACAATCCTGGCGGTTAGGTTATGAGCTTTATCAGAAGAAGAAAGAAAAAAAATCGTAAGGCGGAGAGAGAATATAACGAAGCATTGTGGAAAGCATATCCCAAGAAAAAGGAGAAAGATGACGAATGATCCATACAAAATAGAAGGGCCTGCCTTAATTAGTTTTAGTGGTGGTCGTACTTCTGGCTATATGTTGAAGCAAATTATTGATGCGCATGAAGGCACTTTGCCAAAGGATGTTTATGTTGTATTTGCTAATACTGGTAAAGAAATGCCACAAACTTTAGATTTTGTTAGGGATTGTGAGGAGAAATGGGATTGTAAGATACATTGGATTGAGCTTTATGATGTCGATAAAGATGCTAAAGGCGATAATACCGATGGTTGGATGTTCAAGTACAAGCTCGTAAATTATGAAACAGCTAGTAGAAATGGCGAGCCATTTGAGAAACTTATAGCACACTATGGAAAACTACCAAACTCAACAAATAGATTTTGTACTTTTCTGTTAAAACAAAGAGCAATCATTTGGTTTGAAAGGCAACAAGGTTTTAAAGACATGGATCAAGTTATTGGACTTAGAGCAGACGAGCCAAGACGAGTCCATAGAATAAAGGACAGAAATGGTAGGGCAGATTATTTTACGCCTTTATACGATGCCAAAGTTACACAACAAGACATCCAGGAATTTTGGAAAAAAAATAACTTTGATTTGAATTTACTCGCTACCGATAAACATACGTTGTTTGGCAACTGTGATATGTGCTTTTTAAAAGGTAAAGGACAATTAATTCAGATGTTAAGTCATAGAGAAGATCTTGCGGACTGGTGGGTAAAACAAGAAGAAAAAACCAATAAAACTTTTAAGTATGATATTTCATACAAACAAATGATTGAAATTAAAAACGAGAACGATAAACAGTTTGATTTGTTTGCAGACGATGAAAGCGTTGATTGTTTTTGTCATGATTAGGAGAAAAAATGAGTAAAGGCGACTGGCCCAGACCGATAAATAAAAAGAAATTTGACGAAGAATTCGACCGAATCTTTAAGAAAAAGAAGAAGAAAGGTGGCGATTCTAAGGTACTAAATGGCGATTCTAGGGTATAAAGTGGAGAATCTAGGGTACTATTTGGCGATTCTAGGGGACAATATCCATATATATACATATATATATAGAAAGCGTGTTGCTTTAGGCAACAACGCTTTCTAATTTATTATGTGGTGGGTAGTAGAAGAAATAGAGAATGAAATCGCTAGTGCGTTCGTGCAAACGAGCGTAGCGAGAAAATATCGTTCGTTCGGAGAAGCTAAAAAGATCGTGTGGAAATGGTTTAGAGCGAACGTGGGGAATAAAGAACTTACACCTGCAAGTAAATTAACTTTATGGGCCTTATGTGAAAGGCATAGGTTAGAAACCTGGAGTTCGCATGATAGTAATAGATATTATGCGCTCATGTGCGGTATGAGTCATAAGACAGTTAGTAATGCTTTAATTGAATTAGCAAGTGAGGAAAGAAATATTATTTGGTTAGCAGATGAAGAAAATAAAACGCTCATGCGGAAAAGTAAAAGGGGCGTTCGCAGACATATTTTATTAGTTGGACTAAATAAAATGCTGCGAGAAAATTTACCTACCTGAAATTTTCAAATTTAAACCACGCTGCCTTCTGTGGTTTTTATTCATAGTGTTAGTTGAAATTCTCTTTTTACGAGCTTGAGAAGTTTTTTTCTTGTGGCTTATGTGTTTGGGAGTGATTAGTGTTTTAGATCTCTGCATATTTTAAGTGGTAGGAAGGCTTCAAAGGGGAGAAATATCATGAAAAGAAACCTTCCTACGCTTGATTAACTACGATACATTTTATCAAGTTCTATCAATTTGTTAATCCAAATCTTTTTGAACTCTAAAGAATGTGATTTTCGTATAGCAGACTTTAAATTTGCTCGTCTTTTAAAATATAGTTTTTTATTCATGGTTATCTCCTTTTGAAAAAAATATATTGTTTGCATAATCAACCGCTTGTTTTTCGGTTAATCCCTTTTTCAAGCCTTCTTCGACTAAATACTCTAAATGTGCTTGTACTAAATAGTTTCTACTCATGCTTTCTCCTTTAATAATTTTTCACAATAAGCAACTTCTCTCTGTAGTCTTTGAGCAGTTCTTAGTTTCATAATTCTTTGTAAGTGCCACTCTTGGTTTAACTCATTGTTTAAGTCGTAAATACGAGTTTCTAATTGATCTACAGAAAGACTTTTTAAATATTCTTTGTTCATAAAAATACCTTTGTTCCTGGTTTTTTGTTCACTCTCTCTGCTATGTAATTAGCATACTCGATAGCACATTTGGCCATACAAAAATTACCATAACTTAAAGTTTTATATGTCTGTCCATCCCAAACTCTTTTGCTAATAGCTTTTTGATCGCTAACCAAATCTCCCCATTCATCATAAGTCTTTTTGTTTCTATCTTTACTCACAACAATATGATTAGTTGGTTGGTCAATAGGAATTCTTTCAATGTATCTTTTTATTGGTTCATTACACCATCGACAACATTGTTTTTCCTTTGGTATAGGGTTGCCATATTGGTCTATTGGATTATCAATTATCTTCATGTTATTTCTCCCTAAGATTGTGAACCATAAAAAGACTCATAAGCCTTTTCAAATGTCATGTTGTTTAAGACTCTAGGATTTTGATATTGCTTGCTGCTTTTTAGCATATTAGTAACACCATCAATCACTTCTTGTTTAGGTCTTTTATATTGCTTGAAAGTCCAATTGAAACTTTCTCCATGTTTGCAAGTATCATCCATTACAAGAACTTGTTTGTTCAACAAGCGTTTCAACTCTTTTTCTTGTAAATGTTTTTCAACCTCTAAGAACGACCACATTTCAAAGTGCATTGGAGTTTGGTTTCCATCATAATCATCGTAGGTAAGATTTTCTTTCAACCAATTTTCAATGAGTTCTTCATCTGATCTGCTGATACCTATTTCATTAGAACCACCACATCCTCTGTTACCTATTGTTCCAATGCGTTTGCCTTTTAAATAGACAGATGCTTCAAAACAAAAAGTTTCTTCACTAAGTCCATGATGGACTTTAATGTTTTTAAGTTCGACATATTTCATAATATTTCTCCTTTATTTATTAATCAATATAATCATTTAAACATATTTAAATATCATTTGCAATACCTAAAAGTCATTTATTTACACTTTATTTAAAATTAATTAAGAGTGTATTTAGTGAATTAAAAGTGTAAAAAGATTAAAATATGCTATGCAAAAGAAGAAAAAGCCAGGAAGAAAGCCTATTGTTTTAGATCATAAAGAAATTGAAAGATTAGCCGGCATGGGCCTTTCAGAGCGACAAATCGCTTCAGCATTGGGTATTAGCAATTCTACGCTTACCAGGAAGAAGCATATTGAGCAAATAGAACACAGTTTAAAAAAAGGGAGAGCGCAAGCTCTTGCAGCAGTTTCCTCGAAGTTGTACGAAAATGCGCTCGAAGGAAAGGAAACTTCTGCTATTTTCTACTTAAAGAACCGAGATCCAGATAATTGGAAGGATAGAAATATTGTTGAAACCAATCACACAATAAATCTGGGAGAAATAATAAATAGCGCAAGAGATCGTATTCCAAGTGCAACTCAAAAAATTAAACGATTGGATAATCAAGAAAACATTGATAAGAACTCCTTCTTGGAAAGTAAAGACTCTGATGTTTCTGCTTCAAACTCTCCTACCAAAACAGAAACATAAGGCGATGAAGTTTTCTTTTCTCCGCTTCATCGCCTACCGCAAGTTTCTAGGCCCCCAGCAAAATCTGGGGGGGTGGCTATGGCTATAAAACTGATGAACTAATTTTTTTTTAATTTTATGAAGTATGGTGTAGAAGCAGAAAAAGAACTAATGACCGAGCTATGGTCAATGAATATCAAAGATGATCCACTAAACTTTGTGAAATTCGTATTTGAATGGGGAAAAGAAGGAACTCCCCTCGAAAACTTCTCAGGCCCTAGAAAGTGGCAAGAAAAAATTTTGCGAGATATTGGAATACATATTCAAAGAAACCAAGCTATTGATTTACCTGAAATGTATCGTTTGGCAGTTGCTAGTGGTCGTGGTATAGGGAAATCTGCATTAGTTTCTTGGCTTATATTATGGATGTTATCAACCAGGTTGGGATCAACAATTATTGTTACTGCAAACACCGAACAACAATTACGCTCAAGAACATGGGCGGAATTAGGAAAATGGCTTACTTTAGCTATAAATTCACATTGGTTTAATAAAACTGCAACCACAATAAGGCCAGCACAATGGTTTGAAGAAGCATTAATTCGTGATTTAAAAATTGATACCGGTTATTACTACGCACAAGCGCAGTTATGGTCTGAAGAAAATCCAGATGCTTTTGCTGGTATTCACTCAAGTTATGGTGTTTGTTTGATTATGGATGAAGCATCAGGTATTCCCTCGCCAATTTATAGCGTTTCTGAAGGATTTTTCTCAGAGCCAACCACAGATAGATATTGGTTCACATTTTCTAATCCAAGAAGAAATACTGGCCCATTTTACGACTCTTTTCACAGCAAACGCTCGTACTGGAACCAGGAACAAATAGACTCTCGTTCAGTCGAAGGCACAGATAAAGAGCTATTTCAACAAATGTTAGAACAATATGGCGAGGACTCAACAGTCGCACGAGTGGAAGTATTGGGCGAATTCCCTCGTGCTGACGATGATACTGTAATTCCAATGGATTTAATCAGAGCTGCTGTAGATCGTGATGTAGCCTTATCAGCAAGTGCGCCTATTATTTGGGGATTAGACGTAGCACGTTATGGTGGCGATAATTCTGCCCTTTGCGTTCGTCAAGGAAATACAGTCTTAGAATTAAAATCTTTTCAATCTATGGATTTGATGCAACTTTGTGGTGCAATTAAAAATAAATACGATGATTGCACCGCTTTAGAGCGACCACAAGAAATTTTAATTGATGTGATTGGTTTAGGATCTGGAGTTGTAGATAGATTAGCTGAACAAAACTTGCCTGTGCGTGGCATAAATGTTGCTGAAGCACCTGCAACTAAAAAAAACTACTTAAATCTTAGAGCAGAGCTTTGGTTTGGAATAAAAGATTGGTTGGCGCAGCGTGATTGCAGACTTCCTAATGATGATGAGCTTGTTTCTGAATTAGCTGCGCCTATCTACAAATATACCTCATCTGGAAAAATAAAACTCGAAAGTAAAGAAGAAATGCGAAAGCGTGGTATCAAATCTCCTGATAAAGCAGATGCACTTTCATTAACAATGGCCAGTTCAGCAGCTTCCTTTAGTGGCAGTATGTCGTTTATGGGGTATAATTTTAGGCAACCTTTAAAATCTAAAATTATACGCATAGGTTAATCAATGGAATACGACAAAGATAAAGAAGAAAATCAAGAAGAACAGATTGATACAAGAGAGTTACAAAGCATCATTAAATCCGAAATGGATGATGCTAAAGACTACATCGACCAAATCGGAGAGTCTAGGGCAGAAGCCACAGAATATTATTTAGGCAACGAGCCTGAAGCAAATAGTTCTTTGCAATCAGAGTTTATTTCAACCGATGTCCGGGACTCAATTTTATTTATGATGCCTTCGATTATGCGTACATTTTTTGGCACGAAAAAAGTTGTTGAATTTGTACCACGCAATCCAGAGGACATAGAATTAGCTGAACAACAAACAAGCTACATAAATTATATTATTCAAGAAAAAAATCCTGGCTTTAAAGTTCTTTACGATGCGTTCAAAGATGCGCTCGTACGAAAATCAGGTTTTGTCAAAGCGTTTTGGGATGACAGTATTTCAGCTTCTACGCACGAATATACTAATTTAACTCCTGAAGCATACATGGCTTTAGTTATGGATGATGATATAGAGGTAGTCAAAGAAAAAGTTGAAATGCAAAGCAAGTCTATGATTGATCCACAAACAGGACAAGAAATAACACAAGAAACTCCTGCAAGTTATGATTTAACCATAAGGCGTGTTAAGAAAAAAAACCAAGTTTGCATTGAGTCTATTCCCCCTGAAGAAGTTTTAATTTCTCGTAATGCAAGAAATATTTATGAAGCGCCTTATGTTGCACACCGCATGGTTAAAACTGTAAGTGATTTAGTTGCTATGGGTTATGACAGAGAAGAAATTGAACAATATGCAGGATCAGGCTCAAATTTAGATGCTGATACCTACGATGAAATTGAAGCTCGTAATCCTTATGACGACAATGTTTTTGACGACAGAGGAAGTTATGGCAACAAAAATGTTTTATATGTTGAACATTATTTATTTTTTGATTTAGATGGCGATGGTATAGACGAGCGTATAAGAGTTTGTACTGCTGGAGAAGGAATAAATGTAATTAATGTTGAACAATGGGATGATTTACCGATTGTAATGTTTTCTCCTGATCCAGAGCCACATACTGCGATTGGCTCTTGCCCGGCAGACTATGTTATGCCAATTCAAAGAGCTAAATCACAAATTATGCGTGATACTTTAGACTCTTTAGGCCATTCAATCTTTCCAAGAATGGGTGTCGTTGAAGGCCAAGTTAATATTGACGATGTATTAAATACTGATATAGGGCAACCAATTCGTATGAGAGCGCCAGGTATGGTGCAACCTTTTTCAGTACCTTTCGTGGGTAAAGAAGCCTTTCCAGTTTTAGGATATTTAGACGAAGCAAAAGAAAACAGAACTGGTGTTTCTAAAGCAAGTGCTGGTTTAAACGCAGAAGCTCTGCAAAGCACTACTAAAGCTGCAGTAGCAGCTACTATGTCTGGTGCGCAAGGCAGAGTTGAGTTGATTTGTCGTCATTTTGCTGAAGGTGGTATGAAAGAATTGTTTAACTTAGTAAATAACTTAGTTGTTAAACACCAAGAAGGGCAAGATATGTTTAGGCTTAACAATCAGTTTATTCCAGTAGATCCTCGTTATTGGAACGCAAACAAAGATATAACTGTAAATGTTGCTATTTCAAAAAATAGCGATGATGAAAAAATAGCTATGTTGAGTAATTTAGCTGGAAAGCAAGAACAAATCTTACAACAGTTAGGCCCAAATAATCCTTTGGTAAATTTACAGCAATATTCAAACACGCTTACAAAAATGATTGAATTAGCTGGATTTAAGGATGCGCAAAGTTTTATAAACACACAAGTTCCCCCTATGCCCCCAATGCCAGAGGAAAACAAACCTGATCCTGCGGAATTATTAGCAGAAGCAGAAATTAGAAAAGCTCAAGTACAAGCGCAAAAAGCTATTATTGATGCTGAAACAGATCGTATGAAAATTATTATGGATGATGATAGACAGCGTGATGAAGCTGAAGCTGATATTAGATTAAAAGCAGCAGAATTAGCTGGCAAGTATGGAACACAAATTGATATTGCTGAAATAAATGCGTTAATGGAACGTGATAGAGAAACTATTAGGCAAATAGCTAAAACTCAATCACAGGGGTTGTTTAATGACGACTTCGACCTTACCAATTAAGTTATACCACTTGGAATGTGTAGTTGGGGATCACGTTTATATTGGCACAGACATCAAAGCTCGTAGTTTTGAACAAGCAAAATCATTTATGAAATTTTTATTTAAGGATAAAATAGAAGAAGATACAGAAATATTTTTAATTAAAGAAACGACTTTGCATTAATGAAAGACTCAAGATTAAAACGAGCTGGTGTATCCGGGTATAACAAACCGAAAAGAACGCCTGGACACAAAACCAAATCACATATTGTCGTTGCTAAAGTAGGCGATAAAATTAAAACCATAAGGTTTGGACAACAAGGAGTAAAAGGTGCTGGTAAAAATCCTAAATCAAAAAAGGACAAAGCTAGAAGAAAATCTTATTATGCTAGACATAATGCACAAGACTCTAGTCCTAGTAAATTAAGCGCTCGATATTGGAGTCATAAGGTAAAATGGTAGCACCGCAACAACATCAAAGAAAATTAACTAAACAACAATTAAAAAAAATAAAAGAACAACAAAAATTAAAAAAACACAATCAATTAAAAAAAGATGAAACGCAAATTCGCAAAAGTACCTAAAACTAAAGGTGGCGTGCCTAAGAAATATGTAAGCGGTGCAAAAAATCCAAAGGCTAGGGAGAAAGAAATAAAAAGAACTGCTAAACTATATAAACAAGGTAAATTAACACCAGCTATGATGAACAGAATATCTAAACAGAGGAGTAAAAGTGGCAGGAAGTAAAGAAGCAACTTTAAATAAATACTCAAAGTCTAGTGGCATTTCTAAAAGCACTCTAGCAAAAGTTTATAAACGAGGTCTTGGTGCTTATTATTCGTCAGGATCTCGACCAGGTACTTCTGCGCATCAATGGGCCGCTGGGCGTGTTAGATCGTTTGCTACAGGCAAAGGTGGCGCTAGAAAAGCTGATGCAGATTTACTAAGACCAAAGAAAAAAAAGAGGAAAAAATAATGCCAGGTTATCATTCAAAAGGTAAAAAGAAAAAAAACAAAAAGCCTAAAACTAAAAAGAAATATTAAGCATGAAAAAAAAATTAAAAGCACCTAAAGGCTTTCATTTTATGAAGTCTGGCAAGACTTATAAATTAATGAAGCATGAAGGCAAATTTAAACCACACAAAGGCGCTAGTCTTACTGCTGAGTTTGAGGTGCAAAAAACTCATGGTTAAGACAAGTGGATTTTGAGCAATATTATGTCGAAGCATCTTTATTATTGGCAAGTGTCTTAGGTGGACTTGCTCTAAAAGACTATTCGGTATCATTCATCAAAGGTCTTAAATTCAAACTTAACTCACAATTCAACGAAGGCGATAAGGTCTTGTTAGATGGCGAACAAGCCATGATTATTAAAATAGGGATGGGAACAACTGTCTTTGGTGTATATTCAAAAGATGGTTATACTTGGCGATATATTAGCAATACTAAGATAGAAAGTTTAAAATTAGAGAAAATAGTTGATAAAGATTTACACGCTGACTCAGCGCATGAAAAAGCTATGAAACTACAAAAAATATTAGAGGGTAAAGATGGCGACTAAAATTTTTAAAATTAAAGAAGCAAACTTTTATTACAAAGAAGGCGAAGAAGGACTACATCACGAAGAAGTTATTGTTGAGGAGTCAGAACAAAAATTCTATAAAATTTTAGAAACTACAAAAACTGTTTCTCAAGACTATTACGACTCAGCAGAAGAAAGAGATAAAATTTATCAACAAAAATTGCTTAACTGCGAGAAAAAAAATAATTTATTAGTAGGTGGAGATGCTGGTTTTGTAGAGTTTATTTCTGATTTAGAAACTGAAGAAAGAGATGTTTGATAAATTAATAAAACCTGTCAGCGATATAGTAGGCAAGTTTGTAAAAGATAAAGATTTACAAGCACAATTAGACCACGAACTTGCTACTTTATTTCATCAAGCAAACCTAGCTCAAATTGAAGTAAATAAAATAGAAGCAAAAGGCTCTCCATTTCAACGAAACTGGCGGCCCTCTGTTGGGTGGATTTGCAGCTTTGCACTTGGTTATCATTTTATTCTTGCACCAATTTTAGAAGTAATAATAAAAACTTCTGGCTTTCAAATTGAAATGCCTGAGTTTGATTTTTCACAATTATCTGCGATCCTTATGGCTTTGCTAGGTATGTCAGGTTTGAGGTCTTACGATAAATTAAAACGCACAGATACTAAATGACGATGTTCATAACAGAAATACCTGCTGTTTTATCTGATAAAAGTGTAAGAATATTTGAAGGCCCTTTAGTTCATGCTGATACTTATGCAGAAGCAAAAATAAAAGCAAAAAAAATGAATAAAGACTTAGTTGTTGTTGGCGAATATGTAATGGCGGATAAAATAATGTTTGCAGATGAATTGGGAACTTTATAAAAATTTTAAGCCAGAAGAATTTGCTTGTCAGCATTGTGGCAAAGAAGGCATCAAAGAAGAACTGTTGAATAGGCTACAAGCTCTTAGAACTTTTTTAAATTTTTCTTTTGTTGTTAGTTCTGGTTATCGTTGCCCGGAACATCCTATCGAAGCTAAAAAATCCAAGCCTGGTACACATAGTACAGGCCTTGCAGTCGATATATTGTGTCGTGGTGTGGAAGCATATAAAATCATTACTTATGCAAAAGAATATGGTTTTACAGGTATTGGCGTTAATCAAAAAGGTAATAGTAGGTTTATTCACTTGGATATTGCAGATTATTCAGAAGAAAGACCAAGACCTACTGTTTGGAGTTATTAAATGGCAAGAGCAACTGTAGCAGAAATAGATAAGCGTTTGAGTTCTCACGAAGCTGCTTGTGAACAGCGTTGGAAAGAAAACTATAGGCGTTTAGAAGCTATTGAAAACGCCATTACTTCAGTTAATAAAACTATAAGAAACACACTAATATTTGTTTTAACGATATTTTTAGGAGTTACTGGTTTTTTATTGCAAGAAGTCATTTATCAAGCTATCTCATAAATTATGCCATCACAAAAAGAAATTTTAGAAGCCAATGAAGCAGAAGTTATTTTAAATAGCGAAGTATTTAAAAAAGCTGTTGCGCACCTCAAAGAAGAATATATGCAAAAGTGGGAAAACTCCTCTGAAGCTGATAGTAGTTTTAGAGAAGATCTGCACAAAGCTATCAGAATTTTGCCAGAAGTAGAAAAACATCTAAGGATTATTATTGAAAAAGGCAGAATAACTAAAACTCAATTAGACAAGATAAGAAGCATAACTAGATAATAATTCTTGAGCTTTCCTGGTCTTTTAGAGTAAAATTTGAACATTATTTACTATATGAGGTAAAAATATGGCAACACCGGAAAAACCGACTGCATTACAAACTAATTTACAACAAGCAGAACAAGCGTTTTCTAACTTACTGACTCCTGAAGAAGAAGCACCAGTTGAAGAAAATCAAGAGCTTGTTGAAGAAGCTGTAGAAGAAACTGAAGAAGTAACTGAGGAAACAGAAGTTGAATTAGAAGCTACTGAAGAAATCGAAGAAACAGATGAAGAAGTTCTTGAAGAAAATCAAGACGAGTCGATAGAAGATCAAGTAGAGCATGAGGAGAACGAACAACCTGAGCTTTATACTGTCAAACAAAATGGTATAGAAACTCAAGTTACTCTCGAAGAACTCCAAAATGGCTACAGTCGTCAGCAAGACTACACACGCAAGACTCAAGAATTGGCTAATCAACGTAAAGAGATTGAAAGCCAACAAGCAGAGTTATTGGAAAAAGACGAAGTTTATAAGGATTTATTGCCTAAACTTGAAGCTAGTTTAAAAGCTGAACTAGGGCAAGAGCCTGATTGGGCCGCTTTATATGAAAGTGATCCATTAAATTATGTTCGTGAAAAAGATATTTGGAACGATAAAAAGAAACAACTGGAAGCTACACAAGCTGAACAGCAAAGGATTAAAGATGAAGAATTTGCTGAACAACAGAAACAAATTAAAGAATTTGTTGAGCTTGGCAACCAAGAGTTGATTAAAAAAGTTCCTGAGTGGAAAGATGTCGAAAAAGCAAACTCTGAAAAGATTGCTATTCGAGAGTACGCTATAAATAATCTAGGTTTCACGCCACAAGAAATGGATCAAGTTTATGACTACAGAATTTTATTAGGTTTAAGAAATTCTTGGTTGCATGATAAAACTGTAAAAGCAACAAAGAAAAAACCAACACAAAAATCTGCAGCTAGAGTGGCTAGACCTGGTACTGCCAATCAAGTTAAGAAAACAACTCCTTTAAAACAGTCGAAACAGAGATTAGCTAAATCCGGGAAAGTCCAGGATGCGGCTAAAGTTTTTGAAAATTTAATTTAATTTCTAGCGAAAGCTAGAAGGAGTATGAAAAATGGCTAAAGTTACAAATGCCTTTGATACTTATACTGCGACTGCTGACAGAGAAGAATTAAGCGATGTTATTTATAACATCTCTCCAACAGCAACTCCTGTTATGAGTGCCATAGGAAGAAATAACGTAAGTAATGTGCAGTTTGATTGGCAAGTTGAGTCTTTGCCAACTCCAAGTGCAACAGGGAAACTTGAAGGTTTTGAACTTTCAAGAGCGGCTTCAACCGCTACAACTAGAGTGAGCAATATCTGTATGATTTCAAGCAGAGATGCAACAGTTACAGGTTCACAAAATGCTTCTGATGCTGCTGGCAAAAGAAGTGAAATGGCGCATCAATTAGCTCTTATGGCTAAAGCGTTGAAAAGAGATATGGAAGAAGCCTTAACTCAAAACAACGCAAAAGCTGCTGGAAACGCTACTACTGCTAGGCAAACAGGTGGTTTAGAAACTTGGATCACTACTAACAAGTCTATCGGTACTAATGGTGTTTATGGCGGTAGTGGTGCAGCTACTACTAATGGAACACAAAGAGCTATAACTGAAGCTCTTGTTAAGACTGTTCAACAGTCTTGTTTCACTAATGGTGGAGAGCCATCATTATTAGTTGTTGGCCCTCATGTAAAATCAGTTGTATCTGGTTTTACAGGTAGAAGTTCAGCTAGACAGTTTGTAGATGCTAATACTATTGAAGCATCTGTATCTATCTACTCTGGCGACTTTGGAGAACTACAAGTAGTTCCTTCAAACAGAAGTAGAGGTAGAACTGCCTTACTATTAGATCCTGAGTATGCAAAAGTTTCTTATCTTAGAGATTTTGAAACTATCGACATCTCAACTATTGGTGATGCTGAAACTAAAATGATAGTTGTCGAATATGGTTTAGAAGTGAGCAACGAAGCTGCTCATGGTGCTGTGTACGACTTATCAACATCATAAGTTTAATTAAGGGGGGCGCTTAGTCGCCCCTCTTTTTTAAAATGGCAAGAAGAACAGTAATAGACTCAAGAACAAACTTTGTTAGCGAATTTGCTACCGAAGATGATAAGTTTGTTTATCACACCAAACAAAACGTAGCGCCAATATTGAAGCACGTTAAAGACCTACAAGAATTTAAACCAGGTAAAGAATTACGCCATGTTGCGGAAGTACCTATGGTAATATATCAAAAAGCTATACGAGAAGGTTGGGCGAACGATAAAGCCAAATGGAAAAAATGGTTAAACGATCCTAACAATAAACTTTTCAGAACTTGGCAAGGTAAAGTATGACTTACGATGAACTAAAAACACAGATAGCAGATTTTTTAAATAGAAGTGATTTGACTTCTAAACTCGACTCTTTCATTGATATTACTGAAGGAGAACTAAACAGAAGATTAAGAACAAAAGATATGGTAATAAGAGCCAATGCAGTTGCAGATGGTCAATATCTTTCTTTACCTTCAGATTGGCTAGAAGCTATAAATATAGAAATTACATCTAGCGACTTTACACCTTTACTACAACAGTCTATTGAGTCTTTAGATGTTTATAGAAAGGCTAATGACAATACTTCCGGACAACCGGTTTATTTTGCTATTGTTGATAAAACTTTAGAATTAGCACCTACACCTGATAAAGATTATACTTTACAATTAACTTATTATGGCTCGATACCAGCTTTAAGTAGCACAAACACTACTAATTTTGTATCGACAGGACATCCAGACGTTTATTTGTATGGTTGTCTAAAACACGCTTCTATTTATTTAATGGAAGATGAGCGTGTTAGTATGTTTTCTCAGTTGTTTGAAAAAGCATTAGAGGAAATGAGAATGGAACAAGAACGTGCTGAATTTGGCAAAGGATCTTTAATACCAAGAAGAAGAACTTATGGCAAAGCACACAAAACAACTTATCATTTAAAGAATTGAGGTAAGACATGGCAGCATTTAGTGATTATTTAGAAAACAAGGTATTAGGCCATGTTTTTGGTGGTACTGCTTATACAGCACCATCTACTTTATATGTAGCTCTTTATACAGTAGCACCATCTGATACTGGTGGTGGCACAGAAGTTTCTGGTGGTGGATATGCTAGACAAACTTCTACTTTTACTGTTTCTGGCACAAATCCAACCGAAGCTACTAATGCTTCAGCTATTGAATATCCTGAAGCAACAGCAAACTATGGAACTGTAGTTGCAGTTGGTGTATTTGATGCTTTAACAAGTGGTAATTTACTTGCATATTCTACGCTTACCGCATCTAAAACTATCGACTCTGGAGATGTTTTCCGAATAAACGCAGGAAATTTAGACATTACTCTAGCGTAACATCATGGCCACTATAGGCTACAACGAAGGTTACTACAGCAGATCAAAATGGAATGATTTAGCTTTTCAAGGAGAAGCTGAAATAAATGCTGTTAGCAACATGGTTGCAGTTGGAAGCGTTGTAGTAGGCGGACAAAGTACAATACCTGCGGTTTCTTCTTTTTCTTCTGAAGGAACAAAAATATTTTTAGGTACAGCTAATATACAAGGTACAAGTAATTTTTCTTCAGAAGGTACACAAATATTTACAGGCCAAGTAACTATGAGCGCAGTTTCACACTCAAGTTCAAGAGGACAATTTATAGTTAGCGCAAATTCAACAATAAATGCTGTTTCAAATTTCAATTCGTTTGGCTCAAAAGTAAATTTTGCTCAAGCGACTATAGCTGCAATCGCTAGTTTTAGTTCTATCGGTGGGTTAAAATGGACAGACCAAAATGTTGCAGCAGATACTTGGACAGAACAAAATGTTTCTAATGCTAATTGGACTAACGAAACAAATCCAAGTACAACCTGGACAGAATTAGACAAACAAGAGGTTTCATAACATGGCAGATACGTTCACAACCAATCTTAATCTTACTAAGCCAGAGCCAGGTGCAGCAGAAAATACTTGGGGTATTTCTTTGAATTCTAATTTGGATGCTTTAGATGCAATATTTAGCGGAACAGGTACAGCAATTTCTTTGAACATAGATGGTGGAGATATTGCTTCTGCTGTTGTAATAAATAAATCGCCAACTGTTACTTTAACTGGAGATGTTACTGGATCTGGTACTTTAAATAATTTAGCAAATGTTTCTATAGCATTGTCTTTATCTAGCTCAATAAGTCCAACTTTTCAAAATTTAACATTGTCTGGAAACGACTCTATTAAAGTGCCTGCAGGAACTACAGCGCAAAGAAACGCATCTGCTGTTAATGGAATGTTTAGATACAACTCCACAACAAATGAATTTGAAGGGTATCAAAACAACGCTTGGGGCGCTGTTGGTGGTGGAACTACTATTAATAATAATGCTGATAACAGAATAATTACTGGAAGCTCGACAGCAGACACTTTAGAAGCTGAAACAGGCCTCACTTATAATGCCGGAACTCTAGCTCAAGGATCAGGAGATTTTACATTAGATGTTCCTGGAAACATTATTCTTGATGCTGATGGCACAACCATATCTTTAAAAGATGGTGGCACAGAAATAGGCCAGATTGGTTTAGATAGTGCTGGTCTTGTTATGACAGTAGTAGGCGCAGACAAAGATTTTTTTGTATCAGGAGATGATGGTGGTACAGCTATTACAGCATTTAGAGCGGATATGTCTGATGCAGGAAGAATACTTGCTTATGGCGGAATTAATATAGAAGCTAATACAGATATTAGCTTTACATCTGGAAATTGGTCTGGAGAAAAAAATGCAAAAATTCAATTTCATGGCAATCAACTTTATATCCAATATCAAGACAATATATATATAAGAAACTCATCTGGTAATGATAGAGTTCAAATAACTAATGCAGGAAATATTACAACAGAAGGAAATATTACTGCTTTTGGTAGTGTTTCTGATGAAAGACTAAAAGAAAACATAGAAGTCATAGAAAATTCTGTTGAAAAAATAAAAAAATTAAAAGGCGTTACTTTTATTTATAAAAAAGATAAAAAGAAAGGCACAGGTTTAATAGCACAAGATTTGCAAAAAGTATTACCAGAAGCGGTTTATACTACTGAAACTATAGCTGATGAAGTAAATGGTCAAAAGTCAAACGAGCATTTAGCCATTCATTATGGCAACACAGTAGGATTGTTAGTAGAAGCTATTAAAGAATTAGAAGCTAGAATAAAAGAATTAGAGGATAAATAATGGCTACTCCAAGTTCAGGTGCTATAAGCCTAGATCAAATTCATGTTGTAGCTGGTGGTACTACAGGTACAACTTGTTCGATTAATGATGCAGACATAAGATCTCTTGCAAATTTAAGTAATAACGCTACTGCAAGTTTTGACACTTATTACAACCGAGCTGCAGATGCTTCTATAACTATGACTGTAGGAGATAGACAAGTTACTACATCTGGTCAATATACTTCAACGACTACTATTTGGAGAGGATATTGGGGGGGAACATTTGTATCAGGCGTATCATCTCCTAGTGGTGGTGCATTTGGTTCTTTATCGCCTTCATCTGCTTCTGATTATTTAGGCGGCATTACAATTCAAATTATACAAACAAGAGGTGTTTCAGGCGGTACAACGAGTAACTTAACTATAGCGGTCAAAGGTGTTGTGGCTAATAACGACAATGCTTTTAAAAGTGTAGTTATTAATGGCACTACTTATAACAGAACTGGCTTTACATACTTAGAGTCAGTAGGAGATACATCATGGGCTTTGTCATACACACAACAACCGCAACCTTTAAATACTTTGCCTTATCCCCCTTTTGGAGATGATGGCGATAGTAACACTATTACTTTTAGAAGAAGAATATGAGCCAAATTGAACTAGAAAAATCTCACACAGCAAACATAGGAACAAGTAACGATATTGATGAAAATAACAAACCTTTTAATAAATTAACCATTAATGTTACACATCCAGTTACTAAAAATAATTGTTATATGGAGTACAGCAAACAAGATAGTCAAAATCTTTTAATAGAAAAAGAAAATAAAGTTTATGTTGAAGAAGATGATGTTAAATATTTAAAAAACTTATGGGAAGCACACGAATATAGTTTTTTTTTAGAAACATCAACATTAGTACAAGCAAGTGAAGGAGATTTAGGAGAAGGTATTGAAGAAGATTTTACTGTTCCTAAAAGCACAAAAACTTATGATGAAGTTTATGTAAATAAAAAATTAGTTAGAACTGATTACAATATTGGATTACATCAAGCTCAACCACTAATAGATGAAGTAGAAAAGGTTTTTGGCAAGGATCAAGAATGGAAAGGCAATAGATTTAACATTATAGGTACTTATACAGCGCATGAGGAAGCGCCTTTAAGACCGCCTTAT